TACATGTGCTCTCTTTACCTTTCTTTCAAAACCACCTTCAGAAATAACTGTATTACAAATCTGCTTCATGGTTGAAGATACACCAGTAGCAGCAGTATTCTCAATCTCTAATCTGATTGGTAGAATAGCAGTTGTCATGTAAGATGTTGGATTTACATTATCATTATGGAATACATGAGCGATTGCCATTTTTCCATCAACAACAAATCCACAACGAACATCACCAACTCCCAACCACTCAATATCCATCCAGAAGATATTTGCTTTTGAGATATCAAGCGTTCTCAAAGTAGGACCAGTACCATCAAACTGATCGGTATTCCAATCTGCCTGTGCTATTCTCTGTTCTGTATAAGCACCAGATGTAAGCTTTCTACGAAGAACAAGATAGTTTCCTGTGCCATCGTTCTCAAAGTAGATACCATTATCAACACCAAAGTATCCAATCCTTTGACGAAGACCAGCAAGTTGAGCGTTGAAAACAAATGAGTTCATAATCAGCAGCGACTTGCCAGGCTGATATAAAAATACTCTTTTGGTTTCTCTAACTACCTTGTCGTTGAGAGCACCAGATACTGTGAGTGATACTGAACTCTCATAAGGATTATGAGTTTTGGTTGCTGATCCTGTTAGGGCAGTATCCCAATAAGTATTCTCTTCATAACGATGCTGACTATCAAAGAGTGTTACTGGTTGAGAAATTCTGCTTCTACCAAAAGCGTCAGTTGCCGTGCCACCAGTTCCAGCATTGATGTTGCCATAGTTATCGGCAAGCATCACCACTTCAAAGTTAGTCTGCTCTTGTGGTAGGTAGTTATTGTAATGCTTACTATACTGTGCCATTATGGAACCGCTGGGTAATTAGTTGTCTTCACATATGTGGATGTAATCTTTGCCCCAGTATATCCGTTGTTCCATGTAGCAAGCCATGGATACTCAACATTGCTGGATGAAGATGAAATCACACCAGTATATAGATTGGCATACTGCCATTCAGATCCAGTCCAAGTCACTGTCTCGTCACCATAAATGTAAGATGTCTTGCCATTTACTGGTGATGATGGTGCCATTTTTCTCCAACTTTGACCACCAACAAATCCAGAACCTGGATTACCTGGGGTGTTGTAGAAAGGACCGTCCATCAATACCCATGCTGTAGCATCTGGTTCAGCAGCATTTGCTGGATCATCACTACCTATCTGTGGACAAATATCAACTGGGTTATTGTTTATGTCGTGACGTTGATATGCTGCTGGAGTTCTTATTGTGTTGTCGGAATTTCTAGCTTGATACGTTCCAGGGGTTCTGGTTGTATTGTCAGAATTTCTAGCAACATAATCAGTATTCCAATCTTCATATGTGATAGGAGTCCAACCCTCACAGTCGTCAAATACAGTTACTGTAGTTGATCCTGGTTGGGGTGAAGCAACAGCATTATTAGTAGTATGTCTAACGTATGCCACTATTCGTCAACTTTATTTCTATTTATCTCCTTGAGCATTTTTTGTAGATCTGCCGTCGATCCAACAAACAGATTGTTGGTAGTGCTACCCGTTTTCTGTTTTGTTGGAGCTTCTAAGTTCTTCATCTTTTGCTGAAGATCAATTAGTTTGTCTGTGGCGTCTGCTACCTGCTTCATAGCGTTCACAGCGACTTCATACGCTCTAGGGTGCCCAGACTCCTGAGCAACCTCTAAAGCGCCATCTAGCGCCTCCTGACCCTTGCTGAGCAATGAGTATAATTGTGCTCGTGTAAACTCATAATCTTTTTGTTGATCATCCTTCTCTTCTTTTTTTGGAAGAGGTGGTTTTGCTGGTTCAATATCTTTTGATTCAACTTCGATATCAAAGATATCTTCCATGTTATCTTCAAAGGTACTCATAGAAGTTCAATTCCCTCATTAAATCCGAAATCATCTGTAGAAATAATTAACTCGTCATCAGCAACATTAATAACACCATCATTATTTTTATCTTCTAATGCTTTAGGTGAATATGTATAAGCAGCTGTTCTCTTATTTGCTGCTAAGTCGCCATATGATTCGTATACGATAGCTTTTCTGATAATACCGCTGGTTGAATATGGTCCGTAAATATAAGACTTAGCCGTAAAATTTAAAGTCCAAATAATACTTCTTCTATTTAAAAAGTCTTCATCCCATTCATCTTCATGATTGATATTGTTTAATACAATAGCAATATCTTTCTTTTCCTCCATGTCAACAATCATGTTTAGAGTGATGTTGAAATTTGGTTGAAAAAATGGTAAGATCTGTTCTAAAATTTGTAAACCATCATCTTGATTCTTGGCAATAATGCCAAGTTCGAACTCCATGTCGTATGGAACTGGAACGTATTGAATTCTTAATTCAGATCCATTTTCATCTACAGTAGTTCTGTATTTTTGAACAGGACTAGTTTTTCTAGCAGAATCATATGTAATGCCAGTCATTTCAAAATAAAGACGTGGTAAAGTAATCGCTACGTTTTTACCAGCTCCAGCATTTGGGTTTTGCTCTAACCTAGTTAGAAATTTTTGTTTTGGTCCATATGCCAAAGGAACTTTTTGAACCTCTAACACATTACCAGTGCTAGGATCCTTTTTCTGTAATTCAATATTATTGAATAAAGTACCAAAACCAATTACTGTTTTACGAATTGCTTCGTTATAAAAATACTGACCTAACATTATAGAGACCCACTAAAATTACCATACTCGCCAAATGGGTTTCTTTCACCCCAATCAACTAAACTATCAGCTTCTTCTTCGATCTCATAATTTTGATCGTATTCGCTGTTAGTATTATTTAGAGTGCTAAACGTACCCACTACCCATACAGCACCACTATCATTTCCTGTCAATCCTTCTCCAGTGGCAAAAGTTCCTTTTCTGTTGACCACTTGAAGAATTCTGGTTGCTGGATTCCACGATTTAACTTCTGCTTCTACTCCAGTAGTAGTTCCAGTTACAGTTTCTCCTACTGTAAAATCTCCAGATCCACCTACACCCATAGTCAAAGCAATTGCTGAACTATACATCGTTTCAAATTCATCAATTTCAGCAACTCCTGTAGAAATGTCATCACTACCAAGTTCATAAATTTCAGCAGTCATTGTATAGAACTGAATTTTTCCAAACTGATAAAAAGGATCTTCTCGTTCTACGAATTTAATCTCATACAAATCTTGTGTTAATGGAAAATATAACAAGTCTCCTTCATTAGGTCTTCCAGAAACATTCAAGTTATAAGATTCTGAAGCTTCATCCCATCTACGAGTAGATACTCTAAATTTAACTTCATCAGTAATACGCAATCCAAACTTACTGATAAACTCGGATGTATCTCCAAATCCTTCTACGTTTTGTAAAAGCATTTCTATTTGAAATTGAGATTCAAATTTAGAATAAATGATATCATCGAGTGTGTAATCTTTTAGTATAGTTCTTGGCATGTAATAGATATCCGTTCCAAACAGTTTGATCTGTTCGTCAACAAGATCTTGATAGAGATCTTGTTCGCCAGAATATCCGCCGTAATAACTTGGAAAGTGAGGACTAGTAGGCATCTTATCCGATCATATCCATAGGTGGTAATGAGTATTTGTCCAACATATCCGCTTCTAATTGTTGAACTTCGTTATTTCCATCTTCCCAAATTTGACGACCATTTAAAGTGACGCCACCAGGAAGCTGAACATTATTATACTTTATCAGATTAGCTCCCCATTGTCTTTTCATCAAAGCAGTAGTATATCTTTTGAGGAAACTATCATTATAAACCTGAGAATAATCTGCTGGATCAACAGCTCTCCAGCAGTCTATTAATAAGTAATTGCCTGGGACAATTCTGGATGGATCTATATCAATATATAAACGATCTTGTCTTTTGGTAAATCTGAACTCAACCAATGCTCCACTGTTTACAATTAAGTCTAGCGTTTCGAAGTATTGTCTAATCATATAGTAATTTGTCATATCAAAATTGCCAAAAGCAAAACCAGATGAAAAAGAAAAAATATCCATCAAGAAGTATTGATTACTTAAACCAAACAAATCGTTTCTAATCCAGTTAGAAGAAACACCAAATACTTTTTGGATACCAAATACATGATCTGGTACTTGAATATAATTATTTCTATTTTCCCACTCATCTCCATTAGGAGCAACAGTTGTCACATCAGAACTAGTAAACCTTGTTTCATCATCTGTAGTAATCTGATGCTTTAAATACATTCTTTCCAAACCATCAAAATGATGCTCATTGTAAAATTGAATTGCATCGTCAAGAATATCGCTTACTTGAGCATCATCAATATTAATCTGTAAAACAGGAGCTCCTAATTGACGTTTACAGTAATCAATTAGTTCCTGTCTTGAAGATGGCTTTGCCATTTATCTAGATACAAAAAATCCCTACTTCTATTTAGGAAGTAGGGATTTGATCATTCTGCTGGAGTTTCTTCAGCAGATTCAGTTTCTTCTGGTGGATTTAAAAGTGCTAGAGTTTCTAAACCGCCAACTAGTTTAAGCTTGTACTCTTTCGCTTTAGCAAGATTTTCTTCTAGATCGGCAATTTGTTTATCGGTTGTAGCAAGTTGCTCTTCAAAATTTTTCTTGAGAGTTTCAGTATCCATTTTATTGATATAAAATTATAACGACTTAATTATTTATAATGTGTGAGTGAAGTATACCATTGTATGGCGAATATCATTTATCCATCTTGAAGTAATAGATGAGGCATGATGAACAGATCCGTCGTAAATAATTAATCTGTTATATTTTGCTGGTAAAAATCCTATCTTAGAAACATCGGATTTTTCTACCCATGCCTGTGGACTTTTATGAAATCCAGAACCATTAAACATTACTGTTCCATCTTCTTCATCATATTCTTTGTTTAGATAAGAAATTGAAGCAATTGTTTTATTCCCATCTTCATGGGGACCATAATAAGATTGACCATATTTTGAATAAGATTCTTTA